GATAGCATGTACTGGCAAGAAAGATGTAAGTATGTAAAATCTCTAACTAGTGTTACTTATTGTTACATAAATGATACAAAAATTGGTTCTTTTCTTGAAAATAAATGGAAAGAAATTGATGTATTTAATTCGTTAGTGCCCTCAGATAGAGAACATAATAGATTAAAACACGTCTGGGAAATAAAATATACTACAAAACCAGAATCTTTAGACATTCATATAGAAAACCCTGAAAAAGTTGCAACAATGACAATTTATATACATCCGCTTTTTGATAATGGAACTTTTTACTTTGATGCTAATAAAAATTTTTATAAAGCTGTTGCATGGAAACCTAATAGAGCTGTTGTAATGAGTAACAGAGATAATCACTGGCATGCTTATGCAGGTTACGAAGATCACACTAGAATTACTATTAATAGCTATCTTGTTAGGAATTAAAAGCATATTCTACTTGATACTAAGTTATAATTTAGTTATAATAAATAAAACTTAAGAGGTATCAATGGAATATTTTAATCAATCGTCTTATGATTGGCGTATCGCACAGTGCTGTCAATTTCACGATAAAGCACAAGCAAAAAAGTACAATTTTGGCACAACTACTAAAACCTACGCACTAAAAGAGGGAGGTAAAGAACGTGTCCAAACTAAAGCTTTACACAACTGTAATCAGTTACTAGCAGTTGTTCGAGATCATTTTCCTACTCAACCTAAAAACTTAAGAGCTTGGCGTATATCTTCTGAATTATTTCCTTGTTATACTCTTGATTTCACTAAACCATGGTATGAAGAAATATGGGATCAAATCTCTGAGATACTTCTTGAAGCAGGAACTTATGCAATTCAAAACGAAGTTCGTCTTAGTGTTCATCCAGGTCAGTATACAGTATTAGCCTCTGATAAAGCTAATGTTGTTGAAAATTCAATTAAAGATTTGGAATATCACGCACTTTATGGTAGTATGATGAAACTACCACCTAAAGAATTTTCTATGAATATTCATTTACAAGGTTTATATGGAGGAACTCATGATGCTGGGATTAAACGATTTGCGACTAACTTTCCCTACTTATCAGACTATGCCCAAAAATGCTTATCTGTCGAAAATGAAGATAAACCCAATGGGTATGACATCATACACACACTTGAACTTGCCCAACGGATCCCTATCCGCTGCACCCTCGACACACACCACTATGACTGTCATAGAATGGTTGAAACAGAACGAGTTAAGGTTGACGATAAAATCGTCAACAGAAAAGTTAGAGAAGTCGACCACATTACAGTCACGTCAGATTTGTTCAAAGAGGCTGTCAAAAGTTGGAGAGGCATACGCCCGTTGTTCCACGTCTCTCAGTCTTTCCCGCCAGAGAACCCTAGCTATTGGATGAAGTGCAATGCACATTCTGAAACCTTTTGGGATGAAGAACATATGAGTAGACATGTACCTATGCTTCAATACGCAGATTTTGATATTGAAGCAAAGTTCAAAGAAGTAGCCGTAAAAGGCTTTTATGATTATATACAAGCAGAGGCTAACTTTGCTGGAGAACCACTACAAGCAAAAAGGATACCTAATGACTGGTGATGATAAAAGATTTGATGAACCTAGAGAAGGGTTAATGAAGCAAGAGTTTATATCTTATGAGACAAAAGATGGTATTTTGTACAAGAAGACAATTACTAGAACTTTTGGAGAACCAAGCACTAAAGATTATTTAGATAGCTATGTTAGTTCTCCTATAGTAAGGAATTACTAATGAAGTGTTTAATATTAGGAGGTGGTGGTTTTATTGGACATCATCTTGCAAGACGATTAAAAAAAGAGGGTAACGAAGTTCATATTGCTGACTTAGGATGGTGGTTGGATGATAATCATGATTATACTGTTATACTTGGCGATTTAACTAAACCTTCAACTTGGCTTAAGCTAGATAATAACTATGATGAGGTTTATAACCTAGCTGCTGACATGGGTGGAGCTGAGTATATATTTACAAAAAATAATGATGCTAAAATTATGCTCAACTCTTTACAAATCACTATGCATTGTATCAATTGGATGGTAAAGAATAAAAAAGTAAAAAGAGTTTTCTTCTCATCTAGTGCTTGTGTTTATAATCAAAATAATCAAATGAGTAGACATCATATTGATACCCGTGAGCAATCTGCTTATCCTGCCTACCCTGATTCTGATTATGGTTGGGAAAAGTTAACGAGTGAGAGATTATATTTAGCTGCTGCTAGAAATTTAGGATTACAAGTTAGGATTGGTAGATATCATAATGTCTATGGACCAGAATCAGATTTTAAAGGTATAAGAGCTAAAAGTGTAGCGGCTCTTGCAAGAAAAGTTATAGAAGCAACTACTGAAGTTGAGATATTTGGGACAGGAAACCAAGTTCGATCTTTCTTGTATATAGATGATTGTATCGATGCGACAATACGAGTTATGAGATGTGATTATGATCAACCATTAAATATTGGATCCAATGAAGCACTAACTATTAATCAACTTGTAGATAAGTTTATAGAATTTAAGGGTATGAAGAATAAAATGAAAAAAGTCTATGTAGACGGGCCAACAGGTGTAAATGCTAGAAATTCTCATAATGATTTAATTCAGTTTCACACAGGCTGGTATCCTGCAACTAATGTTGTTCATGGGCTGGAGGCGACATATAAATGGATAGAGCAACAACTATTATCCCAGGACGTGGACTAGGTAATCGATTATTATCAATAGCTATAACACATCTTTTACATAAATCCCCTTCAATCGGCTGGCACGTAAACCATGAATGCAGAGCAAACTGGAAAGACTTATTTGATGCTCCTGCACTTGATATTCGCTCTTGTGATGCGAGAGAATATAATATGTTTGCTGATAGGTTTAATTCCATTAAATCAATAAAAGACAAAATGCACAATATTCTATCGTATTCGCATTATAGAGCAGAAAAGCCTGTTTCTCTGATATCATTTTATCAATCTTTAAAACCTTCCAAAAAAGTAAATAAATACATTTTAGATATTCCCCCTAACACCTTAGGTCTTCATCTTAGATTTCAAGATCATTTACAGCTGCAGTCTGAATCTTCTTATTTAGATAGAGTTCAAAAACTTTATAATAACTTAGGTAAACCCAAATTATTTATTTGTAGCGACACTCAATTTAAAAAAAATGAACTTGTTAAACTTTTTCCAGAAGATAAAGTAATTATAAATTATACTGTTTTGTCTAATACAATAAAAGCTAGGCAAGAAAGTAGAGATAGAAACTTGTTAGGCGGAATGCAGCTCGCAACTTCTGAGATGTTTACTTTATCAAAATGCGCTTGGATTGCTCCTAATTCTTTATCTTCCTTCTCTATGTCGTCATTTTTTATGGGAAATGCAAAACTACTGTGAATGAGAATCTATTGTGTTCTTTTTCCAGAGTTAAAAATTTTAGTTTGACATATACGACCTAATTTTCTAAAATAGCTATTATGGCTGTAATAAAACTAAGAAAATCTTCAAACGGACTTAAATCATGGAAACGCTTATCTTCTGATGTTAAACGTCGTCAGAAACAAGAGTTTTGTGCTTTTTATACTCCAATGGGTAGAATGGTTTCAAAACCTGCGGGTAAAAGACCAAGTCATATGCACCCTGAAGAATGGTGTGCGGCAAAAACCCCTTTTAAAAATAGAGTAATTAAGAGTTACTAGTGTTATTAGTACAAACCACACTAGGTTGGGATAACGTAAAAGGTATTTGTGTGTTAGCTAACCAACGAATAATAAGAGGAGTTGCAGTAACAGCTTTTGACCCTTTATGGGATAAAGTTTTTACATTACAGGAAGTAGAATGTATGCCTCACTATCAAAGAACTCATATAGAGAAACTTATGTATCAATACGAGTTTGGTTGTGATGAAAAATATATTTTTTCTTTTGGTAACGAAGGATTTATGAATCATAGTTTTGACCCTAATGTAAATGAATTTGGTATATCTTCCCGTGTTATAGAATATGGTGACGAACTAACGTGTGATTATACACTATTAGATAGTAACTGTATTAAGGGTAGTGAGCCATGGCTGAGTTAATATGTAATTTACCTGCTATTCATGTATGGGTCAGAAAAGAATATTTAAGAGATCATCAAGATGGTCACGGAGAGTTTGTAAAAGGTGTATGGGTTTCTGCAAAAAGTTTACCAGGTCGTGCGTTTTATTTTGAAACTTATCTTCCAGAGTATGCGGCGCTTTTCGATAAGTTACCGATAAGTGCTTTTGTTTCTAGACCTGAAACACCTAAGCCTGATATGAGCTTACCTAATTTACAGTTTTGGAATTGCATGGATTTTGGTGTAGTTTCTTTACATAAACAATTTATAGGGTCAATGGATTATGAAGTTTTTACAAGAAATCATGGACTACAAAAAGGTTATTATATAGCAACCATTGATAATTATCATTGTGATCCAGATACTGTTGACTACAGTACAAGTGAAACCCCTGCTGAACACAAGAGCCATAATTTATTAGAATTAGAAAACGGACAATTTTGTTTATACCCTAATAACAGAATGAGAGTATATGATAATAGTCTTACACCTGAGATACCGCTGACACCTGATTTCAAAGTCAGCACAGAGTATTATCAAGTTGAAAATGGAAATGACTGGGGAAGACTTGGAGATACTGATGAGTATTTTTGGAAGACCCCTGAGGAGAGTAAAAATGCCGACAAAAAGTAAATCACCAAAACCTACAAACCCTACACTATACGCTAAAGTTAAGGCTGAAGCTAAAAGAAAATTTAAAGTATACCCATCAGCATATGCTAATGGTTGGTTAGTAAGAACCTACAAAGCGAGAGGCGGTAGTTACAGATAATGGCTAAACCTTCTGGAGGACTTACTGCTTGGTTTGGTAAAGGACCTAAAGGTGATTGGGTCAATATTGGTGCGCCTAAAAAAGATGGAAAATTTCAACCGTGTGGTAGAAAATCAGCAAAAAAAGGTGGAAAGTATCCTAAATGTGTACCTCGAGCTACTGCTAATAGAATGACAAAAGCTCAAATTAGAAGTGCCGTTGCTCGTAAACGTGCGGCAGGTAATCCTGGCGGAAAACCTAAAATGGTTTCAACTTTTGCTAAAAGAGGCAAGAAGAAAAAATAGGCTATGAATAAAAAACCTAAAGTTAATATTTCAAAATTATTAAAAAAATATAAATCTGGAAAAAGTATTGGCTCTACAAATCGAGCAAGGCTAGTTGCAAGAGGTTTAGTTGCTAGAAAAAGTGGCCCGCATAAAGGTAAAAAGAAAGATCTTGGTAAGAGAGGTAAAAGTTAATGTATAAATGTGTTAAAGAAGATTGTAATTGTTTAGTAGAAGAAGAGTTTACTCACTGTAGTCATGATTGTCAAGATGGCAACAATTGTGGTTGTGAAGGATGTGACTGTGGCTCCGAGGATTCCTAGAAAAAAAGGCCAACCAGCAGGTTCTAAAAAACACAGTGATCTGTATACTGATGAAAACCCAAAAGGCACTATAAAAAAACTAGGATTTAAAACTGTAGCTACGGCACAAGCTAGTGTTCGTAAAATAAAAGCTTCAAGCCGATCTCATGCTCATAAAACTCAAGCAGCAATTGCTATGGAACAGAGGGCAAGAGTTATGGGTAAGGTCGGAGCTGCAGCCGTTTATAGAAGATTTATCAATGCGCAGAAAAAGGTTACTGCGAAGAGGAGAAAAAAATGATTACTTGGATTAAAAACAGAATTAAAGAAATGACAACTTGGAATGGTTTTGCATTAATTGCTGTAGGTTGTGTAATACTGCTTGCTGGAGCATTTGTTGAGTATGCTGCGTATGCTGCTATCGTTTATGGACTTTGGTCTATTTGGAAAGCTGATTAAATTAAAATTTTAGTTGTGGGTTGTAGCCTATCTACTTGTAGTTGGGAGTACGACGCTGAACATACAAAAGACATTAGAAATACATCTCACCCAGGTTGGTGGAAACAATTAAACACTGACCACCAGTACGAAGTTCATGCTTTTATAGCTGGCGGTCTTTATACTTACTTGAGTTTTTTTAAATTAATTAAAGATAGACTTAAAACTTTTGATGCAGTCATACTTCAAGAGACCTTTGAGCCTAGAATATCAAAATTACCTAAAGAATATTTAGACTTTATCATGTATGATAATTGTAAAGTATACACTTATTATTGTAATAGACCGCCAGTGGTCTATAACAAAGTAAATAATTACTTAGCTAAGTGTGTAAACCAAATTGATACGTTACTTAATAGTTATGGTATTCCTACTTATGTATTTGCATGGCATAAAGAAAATAATGATTATAAGTGGGCAAAGTACTTAGGAATTGATTATTTAAGTAAAATGTTTTTTTTTAATAAAAACTATCATGTATTTACCTCTAGTTGGTTCGGTCATTTTAATCTAGAAGGAAATGAAAAAATTGGTAAAATAATAAATAGAGAGTTGAGGAAAAAATCAAATGGGCGAATATAATAATAAAATAATGGCTGAATTTAACCCACCCCGTAAATGGATTCTTGGTAGAGAACTATCTTATGCTACAGAAGGTTTAGATTCTGAAGATGTAAACGCACTTAAACAAATAGGTGTTACGATGACTAAAAAACAAATTGGACTTGAGTTGTGTGATCAGATTACAGTAAAAGCAGGCTTTGTTACAGATTTAGCATCAGTTCCTAGACTTATGTGGTGGTTAATTGCTCCTTTTGATGTAGCAAGAGCTGCTATTATACATGATTTATTATATAAAACAATCAGACAATATCGTTGGAACAATAAAGATTCAGAAGATGACAGCTTAGTTAAAAAAGCAAAAATTGCAGCTGATAAAGTATTCTTACTTGGAATGAAAGATGCCGAACCTAGAATACCAAAATGGAAAAGTTACCTGTCGTGGAAGGCAGTTGACTTATTCGGTAACGGCTCTATAATTCCAACCAAAGATAATATTTAATGGTATATAGAGCTAGATGCAATTGCCCTTCTTGTAATTATACATATGAAATATGGTTAGATCAAGGTAAGACTTGTTTTGATGATTTAGTAGCTTGTGATAGGTGCAATACTTTATATGATCCTTTAGATTTTATTTCTCAGTTTTTAGAACTACGAACTAATGCTACAATCAGTTCTAAATTAATACACTCCGAAGTATAATTCAACTTGCTAACTCCTATATTTTTTGATATATTTAGTTATATTAATTAGTAGGAGATAAATATGGCAAGAGGTAAAAGAAAAAGTAGCGATACTTACACTTCAAAAGGTGAAAGACCTAATGTGTCTAGAAGTATAACAAAAGCTACTAGAAGAGTATATATAGCTACCCCAATGGCTAGACTTAATAATCAAATTAAAGCTTGGTTACAAAGTAAAAATGTTATGCTCACGATTCCAAATCCCAATAAAAAAGAAACTAATAAACCAATGATTAGAGTTCCAGCTATTGAAGTTTGGGGACGACCTAAACCTATGCAAGTCAAGATGAGGAGTTAATATGTCTTCTAAAAGATCGCAAGGAGCAAATGCTAATTACTCAGGTAAAGGTTTTGAACAAGATTGTAAAGGTTGGTTGGAGAGTCAAGGATATGAGGTATCAAAATATTCTTACGAGGCTCTTTGGAACAATCCAGACACAAAAAATTTAAATTCAACTGATGCTTGGTTAAAAGAGTACGGTATTCAGATAGAGTGTAAAAACCAAAATGGTCAAGGAACTGCAGATCAGAAATTTGGTACTGAATTATGGAATGCTCTTAAAAAAGTAGAGTGTAAGCACTATGCTATTGTTTACGGAGGGTCTTGGTGGGATAAAGGTAGAGGATTAGCTATCTACCATGCGGCTAAAGACATGGCTGAAGAACTTTCAGCATTATCAGACAAAAAACTTCATGTTTTTAAATTTGAAGAGTTCAAGGAGTGGTTATTTGAGCAGACAAAAACAAGGTGTGCGGCTTAACGCAACCGATTTTTATCCAACACCTAGTTGGTGTTATAAAAATTTAGAGATAGATTGGACTCAATTTACTTCTGCACTTGAACCGTGTAGAGGTGATGGTCGTATCTATGACTGGTTAAAAACACACATAAGTGACGTAGACTATTGTGAAATCAGAGAAGACCGTGACTTTTTAGAGTATAAAACAGAACGAGACTTAGTGTTTACTAATCCTCCATTTTCTCTAGCACAAGAATTCATAGATCGGTCTGTTTCAATCTCTAACACTGTATTTATGTTGCTACGTATTAATTATTTAGGTTCTATCTCTCGTCATGAATGGTGGAAAGCTCAGCCTCCTGTGGCAATGTATGTGTTATCAAAACGACCATCATTTACAGGTAAAGGAACTGATGCTACAGACTATGCATGGTTTGTTTGGGATAAAACTGAACGTATTACTCGAGGAATACATTTTGTATCTCCTCCCTCTAAAGAGCAAGCCACAGAAGACAATAAACTATGTGCAGAAGCACTAGCTACAATGGAGAATTAATATGCCTGAAGGTCCAGAATGCACTAGAACTGCAAAACAAGTTAATCGATATGTTAAAGGATTAACGCTAGTCAATGTTAATGTCATTTCAGGTAGATATACTAAAAAACTACCTGATGGCTTTGACGAGCTTATGAGTTTTTTACCCTTAAAAGTTAATGAAGTTACTGTTAAGGGTAAGTTTATTTACTGGTTATTAGATAAAGAAATTAGTATTTGGACTACTCTTGGCATGACTGGGAATTTCAAACTACAACCATCTAAACATACACGTTTAGCATACTATTTTGATGATGGGAGTGCTGTTTATTATAACGATCAACGAAACTTCGGTACTACAAAATTTTGTTTTAATAGTCACTCTTTACTTGCAAAACTTGATAAGATAGGGCCAGATATGTTAAATAACCCTTGCACACTTGAAGAGTTTAAACTCAGAGCGAGTAAAAAACCTAAATGGTCTGTTGTAAAATGGCTTATGGATCAAAGTCAAATCAGTGGTGTTGGAAATATTTATAAAAGTGAATCACTATTTTTAGCTGGAATATCTCCTTATAGAATAATGGAATCACTAACAACTAATGAATTGGAGAAATTATATAATGCGATATGCAAAATTTTACAATCAGCCTACCAAGATGGTGGAGCTACTATTCGTAACTACAGCGATTTATATGATAATCATGGGAAGTATACTGCTTTCCCATCTAATATAGAAAGCATACTTGAAGCTCGTTGGGATAACAAAGTTATGTGCTACGGTAGAAAAGAGGATATATACGGCAATCCTATCCAAAAAGTAACACTTGATGATCAACGTACAACTTTTTGGAGTCCGATAGTACAAACTTAAATACTATTAATCTATGGGAATTGAATGAAAAATATACTAATTACTGGAGCTAGTAGAGGTATTGGCAAATTTTTTGCTGA